GCAACGCCTTGGTTCAAAGCTTTAACGCTTGCAATAGCAGTAAGCTCTGAATCCATCAAAGCTCCTGCGGCTGTAACATTAGCTGTGTCCGTTACGTCTGCACTAGCTTCAATAGCATTAAGCTTAGTATGATCAGCATCTGTAAAGACATTAGAGTCGCTTGCGGCTTCTACCGCTGTACGAATCTCTGCATTAGTTTGGTCTGCGGTTGCAGAAGCTTCAATGCCATCAAGCTTAGTACCATCAGTAGCTACATCACGACCATCGACTGTGCCGCCTACTGTGATATTTCCTGTAGCGCCCACGGTTGTAAATGATCCTGCCGCCGCACTAGAACCGCCAATAACTGCACCATCTATTGTGCCGCCATCAATGTCTGGAGTGTTGATGTCTGGAGACGTTAAAGTTTTGTTAGTTAATGTCTGTGAGCCTGTAAGCGTAGTTACAGTGCTGTCTATAGCAAGTGTTACGCCATTGCCGCTTGCAGTAGAGGTTACGCCAGTACCACCTAACACACTCAAAGCCTCAGAATCTAAATCAATTGAGATGCTTGTTGTGCCATCAGTTAGGTCTAGGTCTTGTGCAGTAACCTGTGCGTCTACGTAAGCTTTAATGCTTTGCTGAGTTGCTAGGGCTGTTGCACTATCACTAGACATATCATCTTCATCTAGAATAGAACTAACAGTAATACTAGTACCAAGCGTTAAAGATGTTGTAGCTGTAAGACTATCAATGTATGCGTCTTTAAAGCGTAAAGCATTTGTACCTAAATCTACATCGCTATCTGTAACTGGATATACTACGCCATCTTCAATGCGTACTTGCTCTACGGCACTGCCACCTACTTCTACATAAACACTCCAACGATTATTAGAGCTATCAACAACTATTTTATTATTAAAATCTTGGTCGCCAATAATCTCAATGTTGCCGCCTTCTCCTGCGCCACCATCGTGTTGGTGTCCTGTAGTGCCAGAAGCCGCGTATGAAAACGCAGTAACTAGTTGGTTGTATTCTGCGTTAAAGAGTGACGCTGTAATCGTATCGCCATCGGTAAGCGTACTTTGTCTAGTGTAACTTGTTCCTGCCATTTGGTTATCTCCTACCTGATGGGACGTAATTTATATAAAGACCGTTGATTGCGTATGGTGCGTTTTGATCAGAACTACTTATTCTAAAGTTACATACTGATCCACTTCCTTGTATAGCTTGACGTAGCATAGGATCGTTACTTGCTCCAAAGATTGCTGTTGCAAATATCGCTGTGCCGAAAAGGGCAGGGAGCGGAACAGAATCTAAAATATAATCTGCGGGTTGTGGTATGTCCGTATCTTCATAGTCGTAACGGACTCTTAAACTTGGTTGTACTTCACCTTCGGGCGTAATAGAAATCTTTGCATAGTGTAAAGTCTTTCTAGTTCCTATGTCACCAAAGTCATAGTTTGGCGTTTGATAAATTGCATTAATATCAAATGGACTTCCAGAAGCTGTAAAGGTGTTACCTGTATCGTGGTTGTATACATATCCTGCGTTATCGCCGTGGTACTCTTGTTCTACGCCGTTATTATCAAAACCTGTTGTAAAACCTACCGCCTGTATTCCTAGTGTTTCTGACCATTCAAAGCCGTTAGGTGTTAGTGTACCTATGATGCCTTTTGATGATACTGAACTTTGATTGTCAGAACTATAAAACAAACGATACTGCGACTTGCTTCTTAATACTGCGCTTGTAATCGTGAAAGAGTTAACAGACAAAGCAATATCAGAAATAATACTTTGTATCTGTCGGCTTACTGATCCTAACTCAACGTCACCAATACGCGATGTACCCGCAACAGATCGTATGCCGTCTGGACTAAGAAACACTAAGTCACCGCCAATCTCTTGTATGCTGTGTGAACTCAAGCAACCTACGTTCTGTGTAACAGGAACAACAGCAATATTACTAGAATCATTAATGTTTACAAGCTTGTGTATGCTGTTCCTGCAAAATATAATCAAGTCATCACGGAAGCTTTTAAGGCCAATTACTTGATCGCTTAATGATATACTGCCTGCGCCAGCGCCTACAAAGTTTTCAGGCTCAAAGTTGTGGCTGTAATATATAGTATTTTTATCCTCTGAAGCTCCTGCTACAACAAGATGATGGTCATGTACTGCACACACTGTAGGGGCTGCTGTGTTGCTTACTACAATTTCTTCTGCAAAAAATGTACGGCTTGTTAGACCACCCGTGCCTTCCATGTGGAAGTAAAAAGGCTTATTGACTCCATCACATATTACAATTTGACCGTAATCTGTATTGCCTTCAAAAATTGCAAATGAACACTGTTTTTGACTAGTTCTTGCATCCAAACTACGACCAATAAATGTAGTATAGTTATCCCCATTGCTGTGCGCGCCTGCGCGGTTTATTTGAAGCCAGTTATTTCCATCAACACTAAAAAAGATTCCGTCCCCAGAACAAACAATAACGCCGTCTGCATAAACATTTAGACCTAGTATTGGGTTTGCACTATTTGGGCGTGTAGAACCAAAAGCTGTATAGCCATTTATTCGTCTGTAACCGCCATCAGGATCTACCTCAAAGTTTGTAAGCTTTGTAGCTAGTCCGGGCTGAGACAACATTTCAAGTTGGTTTAGGTTTGTATTTAACCCGCCCTTACATGAAATACCAAAAGGTTGTGAAGCGGCCATATTATACGAATCTCATTCGGTCGTCTTTAATGTATGTAGGCGTAGGTTCTAAAAGATTAGAGCGCATACTGCGTAATCCTTTTTTATAGTCTTCAAGTGCAAATGCCGCCGCTTGGGGGTTATCCTTAAACTGCCAGATATAATATCGAGCCTTAGCTAAAAGTACAGAAGTGTACATTTCAGGAAAGACTACAGAGTCTGTAGAAGCTGTAAGTTTTGTAGGAAGGCTCCAAGCATAAAACCAAACGCGATATACTTTGTCTGGAATGGGGCTAAGTCCAAACTTCCGTGAGTCTGGGCTTCGGATAACATTACTAGGTTGACCGTACTGTTGTGTATCTGCATCGTCTGCGTTTTCAGCAGTTCTGCGAAAGTCCTTCCAAGCCTCTGTAGTCATGAAGCTCAGGTTACGCGAAACATAAGGGGCTGTTTCTCCGCTTACACCGACAGTCGTAATGTAAAAGTTATCCCAATCTATTGATCCGTAGTCCGTAGTAATATCAGAACTAGCGGGTTTTAATTCGTAGAAGCGTGTGCCTGCGGTTGTTTCGACATATACGTTTCCATACATCGGGTCTGTATCACCGCTTTCTGCAACAGCCAAGTAGGGCCATTGAGGTTCTTCATTAATAATGTCAAAGTATGCACGATTGAGTGAATCTTTGACATGTTGCTGTACGCCGACAGCGTTTGCAAAGGTAGCGGTTGTCAACGTAACTTCATTAAGCTCTCGTAACAATTCGTTAGTTAAATCAAGATAAGTTGATGACATATATTATTGCGCCTTTGTTTCTGTTTTAGTATTGGGCTTATTAAAAATTGCATCCCAGTTATCGTCAAATTTCTTTTTGTTTTCAGGCTTATACCAACTTCCGGTATCTCCTAGTATCTTTCCTCTTTTCTTGCCTTTAATCATAACAGGCTTTTCGTTACTTCCTACTATTGGCATATTGTCCTCTCAAAGATCAGAGGGGCTTTTACACCCCTCGTCTCTAATTACTTACTTAGTCGATACCGTAGAAAGCAGATACTAATGCTTCTGGGCGTAAAACTTTAGCGCCATATACATGCAAACCACGGCAGATGTCACCAAAGCTATCTGGGTCACGTAGGACTTCAGTGCTTGTGATGGTCTGTGCAGTTGCAGTGGAGCTAATGTGTCCACATACTAGCTGTCCTGCCGCGTTAGTTGTAGCGGCAATGTTGTTAGACTTGTACATGTCAAATCCACGTAGCTTGCCAGAAGATACCAATCCATTGCGGATAGAACCTTGTCCGGCGTTGAAGTCAACAGACATCAACTTAGAGCTTGCTTGAGAAAGTTGCTCATAGAAACTAGGTGGAGCTAAGAACCAACGACCTTCTTCTGGGATGTTCTGCTCGTCAAGAAGACGCGCCATGTGAGCCATCACATCAAGAGGGTCATGTTCGCTAGAACCAGAACCAATGTCCAAGTTACCAGTGCCGTCAAAAGTTCCTGCGGCTAGGTCAGTAGCATTGTCGCTACCAAGGATGTGGTTAGGGCTTGAAGCTGAAACGCCTGCAATAATCTTAGCAATTAC